GGCTTTATGGTTATACGCTCGATTTGATAGAGGAATGGATTTCTTGGTTGAACGTTGGGGTTGGACATGGTTAGAGCAGCCGGAAAATGCTTGGCGTAAAAAGTATCCAAAAATCACTCAAAAGATTGACGATATGGAAATGCGTCTAAAACACTTAGAAACCAAATCTAATACTAAGATTATTAGACAGAAGGGAACAAAAAAATGAGCTGGATTAAAAACAGACTAAAAGAAAGAACCACATGGGACGGCGGAGTGTGTATTGCGCTTGGTCTTATGATTTTATTTATGGCACCATTGGCTAAAATTGCAGCAGGCGTTGCGATTGCTTGGGGTGCTTGGACTATGTGGAAATCTGAATGATTTTAAATGTCACTGATAGAGCAAAAGACTATTTAAAGAAAGTCGGTAAGCCAAATGTATCACTTAATGTAAAAGGTGGTGGCTGTTCTGGATTTCAGTATGAGTGGGGAGTTACCGATAAGGAAGCGACCGTTGATAACTTATGGCTTGACCCAATGGCAGAAATGTTTGTTTTTGGATGTACAGTTGATTACATCGAGGAACTTGGCGGATCTTATTTGAAGGTGGTAAACCCTAACGCAACTGCATCATGTGGTTGTGGCGAAAGCTTCGCTGTTTAAAAAGTATGGCTCCCATTGGGAGTCGTACACTAAGCTAGATTATATTGGTCTAGGCACATATCATCAAGTGTTTTAGTAAGCTCACACAATTCCGATAAATTATCAACAATACATGAAGTTGCATCACCTGCTCTTCTATCTGTTAAAACCTTTTTAAGTTTTTTACCAGTAACTCTTTCCATTGAATCAATTACATCTAATACCGAATACCCTTGCGCAGAACCAAGGCATTCATATGGTGTATTTGTTGGACCGGTTTCTACTGCTTTTACGATAGCGCTACAAAGATCACTAACATGTATATAATCACGTATGCAAGTCCCATCACGAGTAGGGTAGTCTGTGCCAAAGATTTTAATATCGGGTAATTGTCCGTGAGCAACCAAACTAGCCACGCGAATAAGATGACTTGGAACACCGAGCTGCCGTAATGTCCCATTAGTGCCAGAAACATTATAAAAGCGAAAAATAGTGTGCCCATTGGCTTTCTCCTTAATTATATCCTCAGCTGCTACTTTGCTACGAGCATATGGCGATGCCATTTCAAATGCCGAGCTAGTACTGGCGAATATAAAGTTTGGTGTTTTAACTTTTTTAAGTAAATGGTCAGTACCCATTGCATTTACTCTATAATATTCAGATGGCTCTTTAAGACTTTGTGGTACTATACTTCTACCAGCAAGATGAACAACGGCATCAAACTTTTGTTCATTATACATTATGTTTGTAATGTCTACCTTTTCAAACAAGTCAATAAAAGATACGTCGTTATACTCACCATGGAAATTAATATCCCAGCCTTCAACATAGTGTCCATTTTGTTTCAGTTTGTAACAAACATGTGATCCGATATAACCCGTTGCGCCTGTAACTAAAACTTTCATTATAAATAACCTTGTATGAAAAATGTATTTATTATAATTACGACACTATTATTTTTGTCAGGATGTGTAGGTGAGAATGTTCCTATACAACACGTACACATCCCTACTAAACATACATTAACTCACAAAGCCTTTGCATACCATAAACTCGAAGAAGTAAAAGATCGTAATATTATTTACCAATTACTTGGTGTAGATCCTGTAACAACTGAGTGGTGTGCAGCGTTTGTCAATATGATTTTAGAGCAAAACGGACACCCTACTTCTTCTGAAGTAAGCCAATATCCGTTAATGGCTCGTTCGTTTTTAGAGTGGGGAAACCCAGTTAATAAACCTCAGCAAGGCGATGTAGTCATTTTTACACGTGGGAATAGTGGGTGGCAAGGGCATGTCGGATTCTATGTAAGTACCAAGATTGTGAATGGCCAACCACATTATTCCGTGCTCGGAGGGAATCAAGACGACGCCGTTTCTATTAAACAGTACCCAGTATCAAATTTAATTGGCATTCGTCGTTCTCCTGTATTGGTACCCGCGGCCGGACTCGAACCGGCAAAACTTTGATTTTAAGTCAAATATGTATACCAATTCCATCACGCGGGCTAACAGTCTCTATGTAGACTGAAGGTTTATGCAAACTGCTTGTTGTCCGGGTTTAAAATACCCAGCGCCTTTTCCAACTTCATCAGCCAATGCTTCTCTACCTCTAAAGCATTCAGTCATTGAAGTATATACGTCATATGTTTCTACGTATGGTGTTGAGTCATAAAAATATATAAAGACTAATACCCACATTTTGTTTCCTATTATTTGGCTGGAACGATAGGACTCGAACCTATACTCTGCGCTACCAAAAAGCGATGCATTACCATTATGCTACGTTCCATTATTGATTTGGTGATTCCTGTAGGACTCGAACCTACGACCTAGTGCTTAGAAGGCACTTGCTCTAATCCGGCTGAGCTAAGGAACCTATGCTGCTTTTACTTTAGCTTTCAAAACTTCAGCAACCTCATTGGCTGCCTCTAATGTTTCAAACTTTAAGTCAACTACTTTTGACTCTCTAAAGTTATCGTTTGTTGGTCCAACCATTATAATATGCTGAACCACACTCTTGTTGCGAAGTAATATGTATGGCATTTATTTGTCTATTTCCTTTTGTATTATCATGTAAGGAATTGATCCTACTGTAATATATATTGTCCAAAAGATAATGTTATAGATTAATATTTCCATTAACGTTGAAACCTTAGAGCGTATTCTTGTCCACCAGATCGGAAGTGAATAATAGAATGACTATATACTTCGCGTTCTTTGTTAACATATGTAGTGCGCGTTCCACATTGACGTTCGGTTTCATATCCAACAATGCGTTGCTCTGTTCGAGTTTGACCTTCATTCGCGCCAATAACTCCTCCTAAGACCGCACCGGCGGCTGCCCCTCCATCATCTCCGGTTACCCCTTTGCCAAGGATACCTCCGAGGATCATACCGAGTAAGGCGCCACCACCTGCATCACCTTGTGTAGTCACAGATGAGTAGATAGGTACTTTAACGTTTTCACAGACCTCTTGTGTACTTGGTACTGATGTTACTATGGTCTTATTGTAATCAACAACTCGCACTTTGCTTGGTTGTTCAGCCATAGATATGGTAGGCGCCGCCAGTGCGGTCACTAGAACTAGTGAAGCAATTGCCGCACTAGTATTCTTTAAACTATTATTCATAAGGTTGTTCTCCATATGTAGTTTCTAAATCAACGATTGGTTCTGACCCTTCAGCTTCTAAAATAAGGTCAAGTTCATTACCTTCCCAAACGGAAGTTTTGTTATCCCAATATTTATCTGTTAAATCAGTTAACGACATAGAGAAGCTATCCTCAATGTTATCTATACCCCAGTCTCTAATATCAGAGATTAGCATATCTTCAAAAGATGGTGAGTAATCAATATTCATTATAAAACCTTCCGTGCATACTTAATAACTTGAATATCTACAGGTAGTAGATTTTTCATTGAGCCTGTTTCAGCCATTTCCTCACCGATACGTGAGAAAGCATTTAGAATTTCTAAAGGTACATTCATATTCAATCCATCTTCCGAAAAACTCATCATCTTACGACCAAATGCAGCGATACGTCTTTGTCTTGCAGTTTGCTCGAAGAATGTTAGATTAATTGAAGCCATATTGATTCTCTTTCTGTTTGTTTATTTAATTAATATAACTGATTCTATAAAGAATGTCAACAGTTAATTTACACAAATCCTAAAAAAGCTGCACCTAAACAACCTGCGATAACACCAACTAGGGCCCAAGCAAGCATACCAAGTTCTCCTTCAGGAGTTTTAGTATCACTAATGAATTGTGCTCCAATTAACATTCCAAGAGTTGACCCTATAATTATCGTTGCAAAAAACATGTGTAATTCCTTTATTTGTTGATTCTAATATAACTGATTCTATATCAAATGTCAATAGTTAAAGTGCAATTAAATTAGTAAATCTTGTCACTAACGGAATTGCATTTGAAAAAGCTTCTTCTTCCCACCAACGATCTGCATATGGCATATCAACGTTTTCGTCTAGTAAACGTCCAAGGTTTTGAGTCATATATTGTTTGACATGGATCATTTCGTGAGCAATCGTTGTAAACATATGACCAAGATCTCTATTGTCTTTTACTAATATAGTAAACTTACCATCAGGCTCGTCAAAGCACATACCATTGTTTCCAACTAAATCATGTGCCTCAACAGAAACTTTTCTTGGTAATATTCCATACTCTTTGCATATCCATTTAACGAACCGAGCTGCAAGATCATTTAGAGCAGAGTCTTCAGAAATGTATACGTCAATAATCATCTAAGTCTTTTCTTTAGTATTTCAGTTGAAAAAATTGCCCACATGGCAGCTTCAGTTTCATATGCTTCACGTTCCCACGGTAAATCCCAATAGTTATCTCCTTTAATTGGTTTACCAAACCAACGCGACGGTTTCTTTCCTACGCCAGAAATAAGTTCGCCTTTAATATATTGTTTGGCATGTACCATTTCGTGGAATAGAGTTTTACATATTTCAGTTCTACTTAATGTTGGTTTAATACCTATGGTAATACCTTCCTCATTGTAATTACAGTAACCACACTCTTCGTCAAAGTCGTCCTCAAAGTCAATCTCAATTGTTTCATCAATCTCTAAAAAGTCGGCTGCAAATACTACCATCTTATCCATTAAAGGATTTGATACTTTTTTTGGTTTACCGTAGGTTGAGTAATACATTAGTTCTTTTCAATCAGTATGTCAAGTTTTGACTCAATAGAATCTAATCTGTCTAAGACAAGGTCAAATGATTCTTCTAATGTTAACTCAGGTTGAACTGGGTTTTGTGTTAAACCAGTTACAAAGTCCATATCCATTTCCATGGGTTCTTCGGCAAGTGGTTTTTTAAACATATTAAACATATTACTCAATTCCTTCTAAATCTAAAATAAACTGTTTCTTTGGCGTTGTATTTGTCCAGTAACGAACATCCTTTTCAGCCTTTGCGATTTCTTTAGCAAGTTCTTTGACCATCTCGTCAGTCAAACTCATAATGTTAATACGAAGCAGCCGGTCTACATCGGCATCAGTTGCTTCAGTGTTAGCTAGGATTTGTACGCCAACAGCTTTTTTCTTTTGGTTTTTAAACTTAATCTTATCATCAAGAACAGCTTGAATAAACTGCATTTTAATTTTTAACCAACGAATTTCCTCGGCAGCTTCAACCAATCGCAATTCAATTCTCTTTTGTAATACACCAATACGGAATTCACAAAAGTCTTTAATTAAATCACGTTCATCTTCGTACTCACGTAGTCTACCATTCTCATCAATTACCGTAAGGTTTTCAGATAACGGTTTAGTCAGTTTAAACTTACGAATAATACGTTCATCTGTCCAAGCATTTGCTGAAGCCAGTTTTAACTTGATTTCAAACTTAAAACCTTGCTTATCGCATTTGTCCTCATAAGAGACGATATCGTTGTCATCTTCCAATCTATTCAATACTTTAACGTATGACTCACGATCATACCCATATGGTACTTCAGTAATGGTTAGTACTGTCTTACTGTTACGTACAAAGGTGCCATTCACAATAAAGCGTTTGTTTTCAATATCATACGTGACAGAACCACCAAATTCAGGGAATGACACTGGAAGCCTGTTCGCTATATTACCGTTCAGCAAATATTCACGAACTGCACGAGAGAGATCATTAGGGGACCGTGGAAGGATGTTGGTAGCAAATCCAGTAGCAATACCCTTAGTTCCGTTAGCCAATACTAGAGGGATTACTGGTAGATAGTATGAAGGAGGCTCATGCTCAGGATCATCGTGTACTGGTGATAGATCCATATCTTTAACGTATTTTTCAAAGTTATTATGAACTCGAGTATAAACATAACGTGCAGCTCCGGGTTCCTGTACTAATCGAGTACCAAAAGAACCTCTACCTTCAACCAAACAAACATTGTTGTTCCATGTAGCTGCCATAAGTTGACCGGCACCTGCAGCCGATGCTTCACCGTGGTTATATCCATAATCTGAAATGATACCAGCAACTGCTGATACCTTTTTAAAATCTCTTTTGGAATTCAATAGAGAACTATAAAGATAAAAACGTTGAACTGGTTTTAAACCATCAATCATATTTGGAATGGCACGTGATTCAACCGTGTACATGGCAAATGAAAGCCATTCGTTTTTAGCTACGTGGCTGATTGGATAATCATTAGTATTAACGTCATCCTTAGTAAATTCTAATATACTCATAAAGTATTGTCCTTTTTGATTCTATAGTATTCTATCACACTTTTAACGTAATGTCAATAAACATTATGCAAACATATATTCTTTGCGTAAAGAACTATCTTTCCCAAACATCATTTGGAATATGGAAGCATCATCAACTGTTACAGTATCATATTGTGGTTTATTAATAATCACGTCATATTCTTCTTCGGTAAGTGATCCGAGACCTTTAATGTAACGATGTTTCCAACCTGCTTGATTGTCAGTCTTAAACTTAGATGCTGTTTCATAGTTATAAAACCACTCGACTTTATCACCTTTAGATGAAATCATAATTGGTGTACGAGTAATCTTTACATGTTTTTCAGTTAACAAACGTGGCCAAAACTTATAGAAGAAAGCAATAAGCAGCGGACTAATATGACCAATACCATCGTGGTCAGCATCAGTTAGTGTAGCAATATTCTCATATGTCATATCATCAACACTATTTGGATCATTGATATTTAATCCAAGAACATTAACCAATTCTGACAACTCTTTGTTTTTAAGTACATCAGCAGGTTTCATATCCCACGTATTCATAATCACACCTCGGAGAGGGTAAGCACCAACTTTATCGGCATCTCTTACTTTTAACAAGAAGCCCATCGCTGAGTCACCTTCAACGATTTTTAATGTAGCATCGTTTCGATTTGCTGAGATATGTTTAGCAACCTTAACTCGTTGAAGTTTTTTCTGAGCCATCGTGGCTGCTCGTTTGTCGGCTGCTATCTTTTTAGCCAACTGAGCCTCAATGATTGGATCAATAATATCTGGATTATTAATAATCTTACGAGCATAGAATTGGAAGTCTTTACAATCAGCACCTTGAAAGTGCTCACGAACGTTAGTCATTGGATTTGTTAGACGTTCTTTAGTTTGTGAGTCAAACTTTGGATTAACGAAATTACGAGCGAATAGTACAAAGGTTAATCCACCTTTAATAGTATTCTTTGCGACTTCAACTTTATATTTACGTTTGACCATTGTTACCAATTCGTCAACAATACCATTCACTACGAAATCAACATATGTACCACCCATTCGAGTATTCACACCATTAATAAAAGAGTTAGTTCGGAAACCATCCTCTGATGTAGTAAAGAAGAATGAAACGTTTTCAGACTTTTCAATTACAACATTTGGATTAAACAATGCTGAATACTTTTTCATATCGGATACTGAAATCTTTTTCTTATTGAAAGAGAACTTGATTTCAGGAAAAGCCATTTGTAGACTCATTAAACGATCTTCGAGTAATTCAATAGTATCCAAGTTGGCAAGACAATCAGTTTCAAAACAATCGAAGTCTGCAACGAACGATACTTCAGTACCAGAACCATTCTTATCTCGTGTAGTAACTTTAACATCTTCGCCGCCATTTTTACAAGTAACCATAATCTGATTACCTTTTGACCACGTTTTACCAGTAAACTTTGATGAAAGAAAGTTGGTAGCAGCTGAACCGACACCGTTAGTACCGATTGTTACACGTTCATCATCAAACGATGTACCGGCATTTACTCGAGTCCAAGCAGCCACTGGTCGAAGGATTTGTTCCTTACTGGTTTCGTCGTATATCTCATCTTGTGGAATACCACGACCGTTATCAGTAACGGTTACCATATCCATATTAATAGATACATCAATTTTATTCGCATGTTTAAAGTTAGTACGAATTGCCTCGTCAATCGAGTTATCAAGTATTTCGTCAATCATTTTAGAAAGCGCAGGTACATACTTTGATGTTTTCCATTCGCCTTTCACAAAACGTTCAACCGATTCTTGAGAACTTGAACCAAGGTACATACCAATACGTTCTCTAACGTGTTGACGTGCTGTTAAAATTCTAAAGTCATTACTCATTCAAAAGCTCCATTATTTCGCTATATTATATATAACCTATCCAGTGTGTGCTATCATCGCAAGGATCATCCATGCAATCTTCCTTTGTTATTGCTGGGAATACTATTTATTTAGAATCAGTAAACCCTATTTAGATAAATACTACCACAGTTCTAAACAAATGTAAACAGGAAAATGATCCAATGAACACTAATTTTTTATCTCCTATTGGTTTTACAGTCAATGTCAAACGATTACCTAACGTAGAATTCTTTACTCAAAGGATGCAAGTTCCGGGTGTAAGTGCTGGTGCAGCGGAAACGCCAAACCCTCTAAGTACTTTATATAATACTCCTGATAAGTTATTGTACCAAGAATTAGATCTAAGCTTTATCGTAGACGAAAACATGGCAAATTATTTTGAATGTTTAGATTGGATAGAATCTATTACGTCTCCAGTAGAACTTGCTCAGTTTGCTAAATTAGGTAAAACAGACGATGGAATTGTTTCTGATATTTCTATCACTATATTAAATAGCCACAAAAATCCTAACATATCATTTACGTTTTTAAACTGCTTTCCAGTATCGTTAAGTCAGATTACTTTAGACGTAACACAACAGGATATCGTATACCCAGAAGCGTCGATGGTATTCAGATACGACAGGTTTACTCATACAAAAATTGGTTGACATTCTAACAAAACTGTGATAGAATTATAACTATATACATTATGAGAGGTTAACATGAGTACTGAAGACATTAGTGAAATCTGGGCTGGTGATGCCAAAATTGATGAAACTCAATTGGCACAAGAAGCAAAAAAGATTCCGCAGCTCCATTCTAAATACTATAACATGTACTATAAAGAAGCGCTTAAAGTTAAGAAGCTTAGGTATGATTATAAAATACTTGAAATGAACAAACGAGAATGGATTGACGGATCTATGGCTGAAGAAGATTTACGTGAGTTTGGATGGAAACCTTTTCAGAAAAAAGTCATACGTCAAGATATGGATAAGTATATCCAAGCTGATCCTGATATTATCAAATTAAGTTTAAAAATTGATTATCATAGCTGCAGGGCAAATTACCTTGAAGATATTGTTAAAACAATTCATAGTCGTAACTTCATTATTAATAATATTATAGCAGTGATGAAGTTCCAAGCCGGAGATTACTAAGATTCTTATTAAGCCTATCACACCAGTTTATAAACCAGTTATTCTACTCGACAAACGTAAAGAAATCGAGGACCGGATAGACTATATAAATAGTATTAAGAAAACTGATTAAAGTGTAAGGTTATATTATGTCTGATGTGATTAACGTTGAGCAAATCAACGCAGTGTATTTGAAAATCAATACAGAGTCAAGCGTTAAGTTTGAATTAGAAGCTTACTTCAAATTTCAACCCGCCGGATTCCAGTTTAACCCTTCATATAAGAATAGAATTTGGGACGGATGGATTCGTATTTTCCAACCACTCAAACCTGTACTTTATGTAGGGTTATTTAGTAAGCTGCGGAAGTTTTGTGAAGATCGTGGATATGAGTTAAATGCTCCTGCACATTTGATGGAAGGCGAAAAAGTTCCTGACGATTATGGATATGAGATTGCTAAGGAAGTAAACTGTAAGTTTGAGCCTCGTGATTATCAGAATCAATATATCGTTGATGCCATACGTGATAGTCGTTCTTTATCTTTATCACCAACATCATCTGGTAAATCACTTATCA